GTCTGGATAATCCGTTTATCCAGTTGCTGAATCCCGGTTGGAAGCGCCAGCCATAGCCACCTCGATCAACCGGTGCGCACTGCAGCGTGCATCTGCTCGATGACAGCCTTGGCAATGTAGAGACCTGGCTGCGCCGGCACCACCCACCCCCTTTGCCCTTCGGCCATCGTACGGAAGGTCAGATACGTGCTGCCGCGAACTTTGCCCCTGGCTTGCGACTCAAAGCGATACATTCCTTTGTGCTTATCACCAAAATCACCGCCCAGGCGGCCACCCCACGCATATCGACGTTGATCAACCATGAGCGGTGCACGAGTCTTTGTGTCCCAGGCACCAGTCCCGGTTATGCGCTGATCGAGACCCCTTTTTATTCGCGACGGACTCAGCGACATAGCCGCAGTCAACACATTCGCAGGAAGAGACTCGACGCTGTGGATAAATGGGATATACAGATAACGTCTTCCAGTCTTGCTTCTGCGAACTTTCAGTGAAGTATCCAGCATTCTCTTCAAGTCACGCGGGGGCCTTCCAGTCTCGATTTCAGAGGCTTTATGGTACGTGGAACGAACTACGGCCGAGGTGTCATCCAGCATTTTGTAGTCTATGGATTCCACGTACTCCGTTTTCTCCACCGACCACAGCCTGGCTGCGCGAACCTGTGCGATCCACGTCTGTGCCGTCTGTGCTGCAACGGCTTCGACACGAACGGCAATGTGTCTGGCCAATTTCCCGTCCACAAGCCGCCGCAATTTCTGTTCAGTTTGCATGATATTTTCCTCAGAAAGCACGTCATGATTATATTGGCAACCGCAATGGCAGTCGGCAATGCCGTAATGCTGCACCTGCAACCACCAGATGCCGCCGAGCGTTGGCGTGTGCTGCGTCTTGGCACTGACGCCTTTGCCGGGCAAAATACGCCTGGTGCCTGGCTCGTGCATGACGGAACCGATACCACTGTAGTGGATGCAAGGGGGTTGGTCAACGGAACCCGTTTTTTCTACCGGGCATTCTACCTGGTCGGAGCTACTTGGCTGGAGTCGGCCACCGTGTCAGTAACGCCAGAGGCCACGTTCGACGACATAACAGTAGACGTGTTGCAGTTCGTGCGCGACAGGTTGGATTATGGCTTGCAGGTCGAAGTTGCAAGAAAGACTCTAAGTCCTGGCAACAAGACCGTTCCCGTGCTCGTGGCACCGCCAGTATTCGAGGACACGAGGCTGCCGATCGTCACCGTGTTTCTGCAATCAGAGTCTTCGGCGGTGCGCGCGATCGGGGAATCGATCGCATCGGACGTCGCAGGTGTGCCGAATTTCGACGGCTGGCGCGCAAACGTGCAACTTACGATAACCGGATGGACTCAAAATCCCGATGAACGCATCGCCTTGCGCATGGCCATCCGCCGGATCATCGTGGCCAATCTGCCGGTGTTCGAGAGTTATGGTATGGTGCAGGTGGAGTTCCAGCAGCAGGATTCCGACGATTTTGAAAAATGGTCTTCACCAATGCACATGACGGTCGGCACGTTCTCATGCAACGCCCCTGTCGCGGTGTTCGGCGGCAGGCCGACTGTGTTGCGCGATGTTGTTTCCACGCAAATTTTCCTGTGAGGTACTGCTATGGCAAAAAGTGATCCTGTATCTGAAGTGGCTGTGCAAACAGAAACGTTCATCAGTCTTGAAGATTTCTGCCTTGCCTTGTCGAATACCGACAAGCGCGTCGAGCTGCTGGCCGCGTTTCACAGTGTCGAAAAAGCCGAAGGTCGGACGCACGACACGAACAGCGCATATCTGAGTCGGTTCCAGCAGTTCCTGCACCGTCCGGCTTGAAAAACTGATCAAAGGAGCGAACCATGTCAGTATTCTTCGCCGGCCGGCTGTGGGTTTCCCCGGCGGTCATGTCCACGATCGACGATACCGCGATGGCGGATCAGGGGATCTCGGTCGGAAATGTCCTCGCAATCGTCGGCCGCTCGGCTGGCGGCGAGCCGAACAAGGCCCTGCGTTTTGGTTCACCCAGTGAGGCTCGGGCCACGCTGCGCGAAGGCGAGCTGCTGACAGCCGTACTGCGGGCCTTCGACCCGAGCGCGCAGACCGGTGGTCCGGCCATGGTCATTGCCATGCGGGTGAATCCGGCGGTGCGCTCGACCCTGGCTTTGCGCAATGCGGCAGGAGCCACGACGATCAACCTGGAATCCACCGACTTCGGAATCTACACCAATCAGATCAGCGTGAAGGTCGAACCCGGGTCGGTGTCTGGGCTGCGCCTGACGACTCAGCTCGACCGTGAGCTATTCACGGCCGACAACATCGGGCGCAGAGCATTCACCATACGTCACAGCGGCGCGCAACTCACTGCAACGATGACGGTTACCGATACCGCCGTGACGCTGCACGCGCCGGCCGGCACGGTGGTCAGAACCATCGATCTGAACATCGCCAGGAACGTGCGTCAACTGGTCGATCAGATCAACTCGGTGCCGGATTTCAGGGCATCCGTTTTGGATGGAAACGATAACACCCCGGCTCTCATGGGACTCGACCATGTGAGTGCGGCCGATGTCCGCACCGCCGATTTCATCGCCAGCGCCAATACGCAGGCTGTGGCTGACTGGTTCAATGGCCACGGCGAGGGCCTGGTGAACGCGGTCAGGGTTGCTGGTGTGGGCACACCGCCCGCCCCACTGGCCCGCACCTTCCTGTCCGGTGGTAGCGACGGTGTGGTGACCATGACGCACTGGAGCGACGCCTACACGGCGCTGCAGGCCGAGGATGTGCAGTGGGTCGTCCCGCTCTCGGCTGACCCGGCCATTCACGCCATGAACGATGCGCATTGCGCGTTCATGTCGAACGTCGGCAGGAAGGAGCGCCGCGGCATAGTCGGCATGGGAACCGGGGTCACCGATGCTGCAGCGATCGCTGCCGCCAGAGCCCTCAACAGCGACAGGACTTCGCTGGTACATCTGGGCTTCTGGGACTTCGACGAAATCACCGGCAAACTGGTGTTGCGCCCGGCATTCATTCTGGCAGCACTTCTGGCTGGCGCGTTCTCGGGAGTCAACCCCGGCACGCCGCTGACGAATCGGTCGATCAAGGTGCGCGGTCTGGAGCGGCATCTGCGCAACCCCACCGACACAGACCTGTTGATCAATGGCGGGGTGTTCGCGGTAGAGAGTACCCCGACCGGTTACCGCGTTGTCAGGTCTATCACGACCTGGTTGATCAACGATAACTTCAACCGGGTGGAGGTGTCCACCGGCGTCGCGGTCGATTTCACGGCGCGCAATGTGCGCAATGCACTGACTGCCCTGAAGGGCGAGCGCGCTTCACCCATCGCGATTTCCCGTGCGATCAGCATGACGGAATCCGTGCTGCGGGAACTGTCGATCCCGGAACCGCAGGGGGTTGGAGTTCTCGTCGGCGATGCAGCATCGCCGCCGTTCAGGAACATCCGCGCATCGATCGAGGGCGACGTCTTGCGAGTCGAGTTCCAGGCATCGCCGGCGATACCCGTGAACTTCATCCCGATCACGATCTTCGCAGTGCCGTTCCGTGGTGCGGCGGCGGCGTAACAATCATTGGAGAGAGCAATGGCACAAGGTTTGATTACGCGGCAGAATGTGCACGTTCGCAGTGCCAACAGGCTGCTGGTCGTGTTTGGTGGCAAGCAGATCGGCATGTTGCAGAACGTCAGTCTGATGGACGAATATGCGCCGGAACCAGCATCGGGTATCGGTGACATTCACGTCATTGAGTACGTGCCAACGATGGCTCGACATTCGTTGCGCGTCACTGCCATGATGTTGCTGCGCGGCGCCATGCTTGAAGCTGGCGTGGTGCCGGAAAACGGCGATGGGATGCTGGCCGGCCTGGTGTTCGATATCGAGGTCTACAGCGGGGACGACGGAGTGCTGCTGCGCAAATACCGCGGTTGCAGTTATGCCTCCGGGTCGATCGAGATAACCCGGCATGCGATCGTTGTCCAGACAGGGATGTTTAATGCACTGGATGTTTCCAGTCGTGCTGTTTGAGGAAATCTAAATGCGCACAACTTTTCAGGTCGAGGTCGAAGGGATTGGCACATTCACTTTCGCGCGTCGCGCCATGCGCGATCACTTCAAGATCGGTGTCGAATTCTCGAAGCTGACCGACGGGGTGGAAACCCCATCCAGGAACCTGGAATTCATTGCCGACATCATAGCTACCTTGCGTGTGCTGACGGTGGAGGCGCCGGACGGTTGGGATATGGATCTGGATAAGCTGGATCCGCTGGACGATGACACATTCCCGCGCATATTGAAAGTATTTACCGCCCTGCGCGAAAAGGAGTTATCCTTTCGACAGGACAAGGACGGCGGAAAGCAAAAGAATCGGGAAGCTGGAATCGACAACCCTTGAATTCTGGTATCGTCGCAAATACTCGTTGCCACCCAATGATCCGGGTTTCCTGGACATGACGATAGAGGAGATCGAGCGCGAGTATTACAGGCATTACTATGCCGACAACCCCAGCAAGGAGGAGTTCGAGGGTGAACCGGTCGATCTTCAGGATAAACTGAGGCAGCTCGAAAATTCACCCGATGATTGGGAAAAGGTGCTCTAATGGCTGGTATAGAAATCCCAATCACTGCCAGAGTTTCCGATGCAGCTATCACAG